TATTTATCATCCGTAAATGAATATAAAGTTTGGTCTTCCGATATTACATCGACTTTCAATGAACCGGGCTTAATACCTTCTCCTATATAGTTATTTGGAATTGATACTACTATTGCAGTATCTCCTAAATATCTTTCTTTTGTATCTGGAGAAGTATCATACACATTTGTTTTTTTACCACTTCTTAAGAATGGGTTATCTTCATTATCTTTATAGAATTGAGCTCGTAATTGATGCCAAAGTGTATCTTTTGTAAATTCAATATCTCGTATATCTTGTACACATCTAATACTATACGCATCATTAATATATCCCGTACTATTTACATCAAATGTAGAACCATCATCTATATTTACCATATCAGCTGTGGTAGGACCGCCAATACCATTTATTTGCGTAGATGCCCAAAATTTAGCGGTATATCCAAGTTCGGCAAATTCTTGTACACCTGAATCGTAATATCCATCGGGCTTAACATTAAATCCAGTTGTATTAGTACCCTGACCGTTCCCACCAATCCAAAGAGATGTTGATCTTAAACTAGATACTGTTAAATTGTTAGATATTACATAATCATATAATAATTTCCATTCGGATTTCTTTGGTATATGCCAACCCAATGGGGCCAATCCCCTCGGATCGTTTACCGCATACCAGTTATAGAGTTTACCATACACAGGCCCATTAGCAGAACTTCCAAGGTAATAACACCACGCCCCAGAAGTTGTAGTGGATAAATCTCCAGTATCACTTACTTGTGGTATTGGATCTCCATTTCTATAATGAGTTACATCAAGGTTTTTATTCATCCAAGTTTGTGTACCAATTTCTACACTACCATACTGAAATAAATCATACGCAGGTACATCCACACTAGCCGATGCTATTAGTATATCAATCTCACTTGAACTTTCATTAAATGCCCACTCCTTATATGCTTTGAATGGCCTTATTTGTATATCTGACGGTGGTATCTGTTTTAACATATTACTTATAAATATCCGTTTAACTAAAAACCCACCAATCAAGGTGGGTTAATATATATTGGTTATTATTTTTTAGAAATCTAATTTAACTTTGATTGCAATCTCCTTATCAAATGTTTTTTCAATAGGTCTACTTGTCTTTGCAATTGCTAATAATTCATGTGCATCATCATACAAGCCAACCGATGTAATATAAACATGTGGGTCTCTTTCAAACATAGCCTGATAGAATTGTCCCGTTGAACCGGTTACAAATGATGGGTTATTTGAGTAGTTGTATTCTCTATTATTTGCTCTAATGAAATAATGTGAAGTAGAAACATTTTCAGTTCTTCTTGCTAAAAAAGTATCACCACCTGCGATAGCTCTTAATAGTGCTACAGATCCAGATTTAACTCCATTATTTTGATGATATATACCAAGTGCGGATTTATCAGCCGGTTGTAACACACCCTCAACAGATGCAGATAATGCGTTTGGATTTAGTAATATCACACCCATATCAGGATAGAATAATCCAAAACCTTGTTTATTTGAAGCAGTATATGTGTTTATAGTAGAAGTTGTTGAACTACCTATATTTAACGAACCACTAACCATATTATAAACACGACCTGCAGTTGTAACGGCCTCAGTCGTTCCACCACTATCATCAATTAGAGTTACAATACCTTTTGAACCCGATAGGGTTAGTGAAATATTTCCTGGATCCATTCTCTCTTTGTATCTGGCACGATTAACATTGATTGCGTAGAAACTTGTCATATTATATCCAGCCGATGTTGATCCTGAATATACACTAAAATATCCATCCGATTGATTTAGTAGTATGTTACGGTATTGATAATATATGGCTTGTGTTTGTAATTGAGTTTTATCATCTTGTGCCAAGGTTGGTGCACCATAACCGGTTGCATCACCATAAGCAATCGCAAATTGAACTTCAGCAGAATCATCCGTTTCTGGAGAAGTTTTGTTATATACTTCTAAATAATATTTACCACTGTTTGATGATTGTTGAGCTGATGATGTAAAGGTTTGTGCGATATCAAGAGAGCCAGTATCACCACTCCAAATACCAGCGGTTACAACTTGTGTTCTATTTGTAATAATATCATTTGGTCCAAACTTTTTATAAACACCATTACTTACAGTTGATACATTTGAACTAAGCTGGTCACCTTGTCCTAAAAATTTATTTACGGTAGCTACCAGTTCATTCGTATCAATCGGAGTACCGGCCGTATTTGCTACATCTGCTAAATATTTTGATAGGTTACTTGCTAAAAGTGCTCCCCTATTATCTCTAATTACTGCCATTTTATATTATTTTATTATTTTTTTATTTAGTAAATAATGTTTGCTCACCACGTGTACTTATACGGTCACTTTTAACATAGTTTATAGTAATAGGAATAGTTTGAGAACCACCCGTTTCGTTACCATATACAGTTAATGTTGTTTTAAGTGTTTGTGTTAATGATGGATTAGGTATGAAAGTAAATCTCAATCCCTTTGCAATAGTAGCCGTTGCTGATACATCATCTCCAACGAATACGGGAACAGTTCCAACATCTGCACTAATTCCTTCACCAATAAGATCACCTGCGTTTTTATTGGCGAGAATAATAGTATATCCTAAACTTCTATTACCTGCTGGTGAAGTAGTTGGTGATAATGTAATCTCACCACTCTTTTGATTGGCAACAATACTTGGTACACCAAATTCAACAACTGGAATACGTGTTGTGTTTTTTGGTAGTGTTACCAATTTGTATTTCATTACCTGAGTTTCATCGGGTGTAGCTTCCAATACAGGCATATTTTTAATTGCTACATCATAATAAGCCGATCCCAAAGGATGTGCGGGCTCATACAAAGCATAATCAATTTCATCATCTGCTAATGCGAATTGAGTTATATTCAATCCCATACCAGCTGCCATTTTTTCTCTACCTTTTTTAGTAAGAATTGCATCTACTGTCAATTCTACATTACTTAAATATCCCATAGTATTATATTATTCGTTTGTTAATAAATATAGTTTTTTAAAAAATTATTACTCTACTTCTAAAATAGGTTCACTAATATCACGTCCTGCTCTATTTACTTTCAATGCATTTGGATTTGTTAAGAATGTTTCAACTGGCGGTGCACCATCTAAAGTTGTTGCCGCAGTATTTTTACAACCATTATAATATGAATTTCTCATACCTACAGATAAATCACTTGTAAATTTATTATGACTTGGTAGGTAACCATTTACAGGTTTAAATACAACAGGTAAGCCATCACCATTTGTTGTTGTTACTGGGTTTCTTAACACCGAATAATCATTTCCAACACTTCCTTGATTCGCATTGAATAATATAGAAGGGTAGGATTCCGCACTACTTCTTGCATCCTGAATTGTGGCCAGTCCATCATCATACCAATTACTTGTAAATACGCTACCACTAATATCTCTACCATATGTAAAATTCCAAGTATTTTGAAGTGGTGGGTTACTATTTGCAGCAGTAGCGCTTGTTGGGCTAGTAGATGCTTTTACAATACGAAATCCATCATACCTATTAACAAGATCTGCATTTAATTGAATTGCTATGTCTATTCTATATGCTGATCCTCCTGAACCTGGATCCGTATAAGATGCATATCCGTAATCTTTTGAATAAACTTTGTATGTATCATTTCCCCATTTAAAGTTCACAAATGGGTATATTCTATATTCGTGTAGGTATGATCCAAATGCATAATTACCACTATTGAAAACACCGGTAGCAGTCGCATATTGAACAATGTTATCAACAGTTGGATATTTTTTAATTGATAAAGTAGTTTCATCGTAAAAAGATGAAGTCATTACTAATCCATTTCTTGAATCACCTTCACCATTTACACTTGTATTATATTTCTCAATGGTTCTTTGTTTAGTTTCGGTTACAAGATATACTGCTATTCTTTCTTTTACTAAATTTTTATCTTTATCGTAATATGTTCTTATAGCAGAACCACTATCCGAACACAATCCAAATCCTATATCTTCAATAATAGATTGTCCCACCATTTTTGGAGTATTATCAATTTCTCTGATAACCGTTCCTTTTCCAATCTCACTTTTTATTTCAGTATTGTATAATTCAATTTCCGAAGATACATCAATTATGTTTACATTTACATTTGAATCATAACTATTATTTTCAGCTGTAATGGTTTCTACATAGGTTATTGTTGCATCTTGTTGTAAATTTTCCGAAGTAATACTTTCAATATATGTTATTAAGCCTTCTTCTTGATAATTTTCAGAATTAACAACTTCATCATAAACTATAACACCTTCTTTCTGTAAATTTTCCGAAGCAATTTTTTCTTCATAAATGATAAGTCCTTCTTTTTGAAAATTTTCCGATGCAACTTCAAATTCAATATGAATAGTATCATTCGGGTCTACTGAATCAGCTTGTGGTTTGGTGTGCTTAACTTTACTTCTCTCCAAAAAGTGAGGTTCAATCAATAAACCAACAGCAGCATGTGCTCTAGCCGGTAGCATTTTTTTAATATCGGTAAATAAAGCCTTTTCATAAAGCTTTATCATGTTTATATAATTGTATATATCCCTACCATGTATTCTTTTAAAATAATATTTTCTTATATTTTCTAATTCGCTATAACTATCGGAATAATTGTAAGAAGGATTACCAATATAATCATCTAAATTCTTTCCACCAAATGTTTTCGCAATATCCATATTCAATTCTTTTGTAGGAGAAAAGAATAATCCAACTCTATTTGAATCGGTTGGAGATTGGTCGTATGTTTTAGTTGTAGAACGATTATCCGGTGACAAATGTGCTACTAATGATTGGCTTTCAAAACGAACTTTATTTGTAGAGTATCGAGATGCTCCTAAATCAGGCATATCCAATACTACAGTCCTTTCAATCTGACTGAACTGATATGGATAATCTAATATATTTGTAAAACCAATTGCCGATGCCGAATATGTTTGCCCCGTAACTTCCCACGGACCGCTTGTATATATCGTTGAACCGCTTGTAATTGATACTAATCCATCTTCTAAATCATTTCTTACAATACTTGATGAATAGTATATATTCGGTGCAACATTGACTAGTAATGGTTTTTCGTATAAATTTTTAGCATATTCAAAATCCAATCTTAAGTGTAAGTCTGTCGTTGATGACGATGCATGGTTGCCATTCACCATTTCTGGAAACTCACAATGCTGTTTAAATATACTAGAATCGGTAAATGGATTATTCCACATACGAATTTCATCAATACTACCACTAAATCCTTTACTACCACTTCCTATGTACATATAGCTTCCTGAGTTCCAGGAAAAATTGGGATTTGAGTAGTTTACATATGCGGTATCTGATGTATTAAATATTTCTCTATCTTTTGAATATTGTATTAAGTTTAGCTCTAATTGGCACCCCTGAGCATAGGAATCAGGACTGGTTACTTGTAAATTTATTCCAAAATATCTACCATTGAATAGTGGGGCAATAGAGGATGTGAGATAAGCTATATTATCACTTTGCTTAATAAACTTAACACTACCATAATCACTACCAATTGCTCCGCTAATATCCAATCTCCAATGGCTTGCTGATATAATTGTATAATCACCGCTTGTAGCTGGATTTAAGAATATTTCAATATTTTTTGGTTTATTGATTACATAACTTGTAGATTTTATTGCATTCCATGGAATTTTAATTGCCGTTTTTGAGTTCATTTCAACGGCATTCGTTATATTATCCATTATCAACCTACCCTTCGGCGCGCCGGTTTCTGGATCTTCATCAACTTCTGGTCCTCCAAATTCAACTATGGATAAATTTGATGCAGGAATACCATAGCAAGCCATAATGGCATATATACCACGACGTGTGCCCTTATGTTTTAGTAGATATGGTAAGTTATTTATTATACGTCTCCAAACCTCTTTACTTCTTTCCTTTGCAGGTTTTTCTTCAACTTTATTACCCTCTTTATCTAACCCAAATGCGTACATCCAAAGGTCTTCATCGCTACCAAGATTAATACCTTCCCAGCTAAATGATTTTAATGTATCAAATAATAATTTATCAGGAATACCACCCTTTGCCTTATATCCAAATCCTCTAGACCTTTCAATTGCTTTGGTAAAAAAGTATATATTATCAAAGTGATGTCCAATCATAGCAAAGAAAAGTAAATAAGTATCATTTTCTTCGTTTGCAAGAATATATTGTGGTACATTGTTTATTAAATAATTGGAATTATTTACATCATAATAAGTTGCTTCATTTATTAAATTATTATACCATTGTGTAACAACCGATTCGGTTGATTTATATAATTTTGTAGTATTTGCTTTACGATATATTTTATTAGAAGGACTACTTAAACTTCCCCAAGTTGTAGAATTTACTGGTATGGTTAATTCCTTATCATAGAATATACGATAATTGTAAACAGTAATAGGGTCTCCTGGAATGAAATATCTTTTTACATAAAATATATCATTTAATCTTGAAATAGTTGCACCATCTATTATAATACCATCGCCATCTTTCAAATCGGGATCTCCAACGATACCATCATCTATAAGAATATATGCGCCAACTCCTGAAATCATTAATAAATCTTGAACAAAAAAATCGCCGATAGTATCATTGATTGATGAACTTACTTTACTCTTTATCTTATCAGCTTTATCGTAATATCCAGGCCAAGTTAAAGATGACGTTGTAGCTGTTGTATATTTATCGGAATGGTTATATAGGAATTTCTCAAATCCATCAAATCCTTGTATAAGTTGATTTTTCTTTGTTGTTTGTCTTTCAATCTCCTGTTGAGTTGCAACCGATCCAGTTTGACTTCCCGATGAAGCATTTTGTATAAGAGTATCGTAATTTTCTATTAATTGAATTTTATAAACAAAGTTATCAACACGTTCTTTAGCTGAACTAAAGTGTACAAAATTTTCCCAAAGAAGCGTTCCACTACCACTTTCTATATCACCGGATGCATATTCTATATTTAAATCTTCAGTATCTATTATTGAACCACTTAAATATTGTTTAATTAAATCATTACTATTTGTAGAATCTAATAATATACTATCTAGCGATTCAAATTGAGTAGAATGTCCTTTTACAAAATCAAAGTCAATATGAAAATTGGGCCCTTTGATTGGCGGGCATTCTAATTGTTCTTCATCATTTAAGATTACAGTTTCAATTAGCGGGTTAGTCATTAACTTCGTAACCCAAAAAGTAGAATTTACTTGTACTTCATTTGGTAATGGTGTATATAATTTTAATATTACCGATTTTACTTCATTTGTAACTATTTCATTACCAAATTCATCTTTTGATTTTTCTGATAAAGTCCAATTATCTTCTTCAAATGTTGATACTAATACTTGTTCATCGTTACCAAAATTAGCCAAATGGGTTAAATACTTACTTTCCTTTTCTGGTTCTGTGAATGATAATTTATCTATAAAAGCATCATATATTGATTTTCTTATTATAGTTTCATCAATTTGTAAACCAGGATAAAAAACAGTAGTCGTAGTTTCATACTCATTTCCAACTAAAACGTGTTCACCGGCCGTATTATATGGTTTAAATACAAGTGTTATTTGTTTATTGCCATTCCAAGTTGGATAACGCTTTGATAAATCCTTTATGTTTAATTTGAAAGAACCATTATTTTTTAATGCTTTGTATAACGATATACGTGTCTTATCTTTAGCTAATAAATCAACATCAACTGCAGTTGCCGCAAATGAATTATAACTTATATTAAAGTCAATATCTCCATCGGAAAATGATGGTATATCTATTGAATTTGGAAAAATAATTTCAGTAATACTTGGGAAATCATTTACTGCTATAAAGTTTATTACAACATCATATTTATCTCCCGTACCATATTTGTTACTATATGGAACTAATGAAATTCTTTTCTGACCATATAATCCACCAAAATCTTTTTTAAAACTAAATGGTACAAAATTACTACTTGATTTTAATTTATCAACATTTATTCTAAAATGATTTTGATTACTCAAATATACATCAACATAGTCGGCATCAATACCATCAAATAATACATTAAATGCTTTATCATTATCGGAATCCTTTACCTGAATATCATATCTATTATTCGGTAATTTTAATTCTGGCTTTTTTTCGTGTATTACTTTTTCAAACACAACGGCAACAGCAATACCACTACCAAATGTTGCTCCAGGAATAGACCAACCTGATTTAGTTTTAGTCCACTTTGCAAAATCAATTACTGCATTATTTTTATAAACTGCCGTTGGAGTATAATATATATCTTTTATAACATAATCACCTGGTACATTTTTTGAATCAATATCAAAATAAACATTTGATTCTTTTAATGTTTTTAATGATATTAACTTTCCATTTGTATTATTATTTGCTAAATTTAAATTTAATACTCCTGAATCAATTTCGGTTTTACTACCTATACTTTCAATAGACCATTTTAAATTTAGCTTATCTCCAAGTTCTGGAAAGTTAGAACCAAATGATATTTCATAATTAATTTTATCATCAGCTGGGACTATATCAACTTTAACACATTTTCCATTTACTAATTTATATCCTGGCTCACATATAATTGGAAGACATTTTCCATCTTTACCACGCGTATATCCCTCTTGACATATTGGTAAACATTGTTCGCCAACTCGCTCTGTTCCTGCTCCACATTGGATTGGTTGTGGTTTTTCAAATACAAAAGTTAATGAAGCAATCATATTATATATTGCCAACCCATCCATTGCCCAACTTTGAGTATTCTTAACATAATGTCCACCTGTTCCATTTGAATAGTATTCCGTAACTTTAAGCCAAGTTATATTATTACCCTGAATACCCGATTGTGCAACAAAGTAATTCATAGCCTTTAGGCCGGTGGTTTCGGCGGTGAATGTTGCCGTATTATCATATAATTTATGTATTGTATCTCCACTTGCATTTTGCTTATAACTAGCACCCACTCCTAATAAAGTTCTGTTTGCTAATGCTACTTTTCCTGTTTGAGTCGGACCATATTCTACATAAAAATTTGTAGATTTATTATCAGATGTATTTAATATAAGAGCTGATTGCACCACATTATCTTTTGGTGGAATAGGTATATTATTATCTACAGTATGCTGTGTTTGTAATTCTCTACAAGTGTTATTATCTTTATTCCAAGTACCACCACGAGATTCACATGCTAACTGCTCTTTTGTAGGTAGTTGTGGTGATGGTGATTTAATTTTTGGTTTTGAAAATCTAAAACTTAAATTGGCTGTAGCAGGATTTTGTGATATTGGCATTTCATCAACATAAACATAGTCTCCTGTTGATTCTTGGTATTCGTATTCTTTTACAAGTACTACTTCTTGATACTTTGCTGTAGCACTGGATTTTACCTTTGCGGTTGATACATCGTATCTTTCTATTGATACAACATATTTGTTCAAAGATTGCATACCAGTAATAGTTGCAGTATAAGCCTTTGCAGATCCAAAATTTAAATATGTCCAATTACTTAATGTTACATTAGCTCCTGACCCAACCGGCTTACCGGCTTCACTAAATGACGCAATTGAAGTATCTGCTGAAATTAAATTAATTTTAATATTTCCAGTTGGAATATTAGCCGGTACATATGGTGTATTTATTGGAGTTGTATTTTTTGGAGGCGCTTGCTGTGGAACCGGTGGTATATTTGACGTGGAACTTGTAGAACCGCCACCACCACCGCCGGCACCACCAGAATCACCATCACCGGTTGTTCCTAATTGCGTGGTCCGAATCCCCGTACCACCCATCGGTCCATCACCGGTTGATCCATTATTTATTTCCGGTTGACTTGTAGGACCTGTTTGATTTATGAGAGATCTCGCCATTAATTACTTTTGTTATAAATATTTGGGATTTAATTTATTAATCACGACTGGTTGAAACTCTATTAGGGCCGCCACCCGTTGAACCACCTCTAACAGGCATTCCACCATATTGAGTTGCACTTTCGGGGTCATATATTGTACTACCTCCGCCGCCAGAAGTACTAACTCCGCTTCCAGGTGTACTTGAATCTAATTTATTATGTACCAATATCCCATTAGCATAATAAGTATGGTTTCCTTCAATAGTTAAATTGTAAGTTTGAATTGGCTCTAATATAATTATAGGGTCGATAGAATGTATTACCACCGTTTCATCGGAAGAGTTTAACACCAAATCGCCATCAACTAATTCAGCTACTTCCATTTTATGAACCTCTTTTGTTTTTATTGGGTTATATGATGCCCAACCTTTACCCACTACAAATAGAGGGTGATCCGTTGTACATTCTATTGAATCGTTATCCAATTCTATTGAAATAATATCGGAACTTATAGGACGAACCAAATCGGTTACTATACCTGCTTCCCGTTGCCCACTTTGCTCATTCCAAGTAAGAACTTCCATTCCTACTACTACTTCCTCAATTGCTATTTTCGCACCATTTGCGAGCGTTACAATCGTTCCTTCAACAAAGCACCCACCCGTTGTAGTTCTGGGTGGAGTAGTAGGGGTTCCAGTTGGAGTAGTAGTTGCTGTCTTTGGTGGATTAAACGGACTTGTTGGTAATTTAGGAGGCGTTGGTACTACGTCTGTTCCATTCAAACCAATTTGCGGCCGTACTATTGGTTGAATAGGTTTTGGTTCTATATCTGGTAATTTTGGTAATGAATTTGTTTGAACATCAACTATGGAACACTCTACATTTTTCATAATGCTATACTCCGATACAGTAAGTTGTGGTGCAGATACCCTAGCCGATACATTAAATATAGATGGTTTTACAGAACTAACATCGGTTAAACCTGCTGATATAGTATCTATTTTAGCACATAGTTTAGCAGTTGCTCCGGGAGATAATTGTTTTGTAACGGTTGAATTAGCGGAATTAGTATATGTAAATAATATTGTTTTAGTTGCTGAATTATTTTTTACACTATATTCATAATATGGTGAATCCGGTACTTTTGGTGTTTGTATTTTTGGAGGTGGTGTTATTACTATCGGCTCTTGCTTTGGAGATGTATCAGCATGAACCACCTCAACCATAGGAGTTACATATTTGGGATCATCAAACTTAATATCAACCTTATCAGGCTGATATACATTTCGTTTAATATCGGTTATTGTGGCAAAGTTTTCCATATTATTTTTACTTTGCTTTGCCAATTCAACTATTTTAAATTCGGTTGCAACACCATGTGTATCTATTGAACGTCTTTTTAAATAAGATGAATTAAAATTTATACATTCAAATAATATATGTTCAATTTCAGCAATTATTGGTTTAAAATCATATTGCTCATAATCATCAAATCGTATTTCGGATGGTTTTCCAAAATTTGATTCATTTATATTATAATATTTATTTGTTAAATAATAACCAACGGCAACCTTAAAATCTTCATAAATTCTATTTCTAAAATTATTAAATTGACTTATACCAAAATCTTTAGCTAAAATACTAAAAAATTCTTTACTAAATTTTGTTTCCAAATAGGAATTAACTGTATCATTAAATGAATTTTGAAATGATGTCAGATTATTTAATATAGCTCTCTTATAATATTTAAAATCTTTATTTAAGTTTTTAAATTTTTCAAAACCAGATTCATTTAATTCATTTATTTTCTGGTCTTTTGTTTTTAATGGTACTATTCTAATTTCTTGCCTTGTAGCTGATATTTCCTGAATCCATGCTCTATTTTGCACATCATCACTTCCTATACGGTTACGTGTGAAATTAATATTAACTTTTAAAATACCATTTGAAAATCCTAAATGTTTTAATAGTTTTTCAATATTAATTGCCAATTCTTGTGTAGCAACCGCCCCACCCAAAGCAACATTTGGTTTAGAAATATTATATAGGTAGTTTTTTATATCAACGGATTTTATATAAGCAACATTATTACCATTTGCATGCGGTAATAAATTATTATTAATATCGTATACAGAAACCTCCATGACATCATGCTTGCCTTCGCCAAAATCGGTTTCTTCAATTTCATTTTTTGTTACAATAAATAAATCTTTTTGACCAATGTATTGCCCTTGATTTTCTTTATCATTACTGATTGAATCAAAGTTTTGATATTTTTTTATACTCATTTACTTATATTTTTAAAATAATTTAGAATGGTCCTTTCCAAAGTCTAGTATCCCATAGTTTTTCCGCAGTTGTACCATCCTGCTTTTTAACAACAACTTTAAATCCACCCTTTGTATCATAGCAAGTAGCTCCGGTTGGAGATGGGTGCTTACCGCCGCCTTGCTTTGAATCCAAATTTCCAGTAGTGCCATTTGGCTTTATAAGCATTTTTACATTTTTAGTTTGACTTCCTGGAATAGTAAATGTAGTTTCCGCAAATCCAAGCCATCCTATTTTTTCAAGAGAAACCAGCGATACTTCAACTGGAATTATATCTTGATTTTGAATTATAATTTCCTCACCATTTTGCCATCTAGTCCCACCATTATCATAATTAATATTACCGTCTATTGGAAATCCACTTTGTACACGCTTCTCTTTAAATTTAACAATAACAGTACCACCAACAACTTCTGCACCCGCTTGTAATGCAACCGATTGAACTGAATTTTGTATAGTTTGTGCTTGCTGTACAGACCCAAGCTGTGCTTGAAGTCCTTCTGTTATTGAATTTAAAGAATCAACTTGTTTTATTAAACCTTCTAATTGAGATTTCAACCCCACATTTTGAGCTTGTAGAGAACCTCTTAAAATCGACTCTTCAACTGATTTTTGAATAGCACTTTGTATTTGTTTTGAAAAATCATCAATCGTTTGTTTGAGTGAGTTTATCTGATTAACCAATACATCGTTTGTTTGTTCAATATTTATTTTGTTATTAACTTCGGTTTGAACTTGCGATTGTAGAGTATTTATTTGCGAATTTAAAGCATCAGCCTTTGCTGTTAGCTCTTCTATTTGCGTATTTAGTAATTTATTTTGAGCAACTTGCTCATCATACAATTCTTTTGGTAATAGGTTTTGAACGCCAGTTGGAATTTGTGGTTTTAATTCTTTAACCGTAACATCAATTGCTTTTATTATTTCTTTTTGGTCTATCTTTGGCTTATTCAATGATTTGAATAATAAAGATGATGCTGCATTATTTTCATCTACAACTGTAACTCCGTATTCGTTTCTAGCCATAGCGGCAGATCCGGATATTTTTAAAATATTTTCTAAATCATTGCTTTTAGCTTCTTGTAATTTCTGAGCTATAGCTTCTAATGATGTTATTGGCATAATTATACTATTTCAAATATTAACTTATCATCTATAATAGTTGAGATACCATTTTCAACTATTTTTAATTTTATTTTATAATTTCTATTAATTGATAATGTACTTAAATCTAAATTAAAGTAATTACTAGTCGAATCACAACTTACCTTTGTATAATCTCCAAATGGAAATATAACTACACCAGAAACATAATCCTCTAATTGATAGTAAGTAGTTACAGGTAAATATTTTGATTGGTCGTATTCAAATGTAGTTCCAAACGATTTCAATGGATATGCATCTCTGCCTTTTAATCTTATTTTGATTATTGAATCCTTTGGATATTTTGATTTAATGTTAGTCGGTATTATCTTATAACCATCCTCAGCAGAACCACTAACTGGCTGTAAACTACCTGTTTGAAAAACAGTATCATTCCAAACTATTTCTAATTTAGGTTCGTATATTGTATTGGTTTCTTTTGAATAAAATTTTAATATACCATAATCAAAACTATCTTCTTCCTTTTCAAATGAATGACGTAGTATAAATCCATTATCTGGTAAAGAACCACTAACCCACAACTTAACTATGGATGACACATCCATTCTAATATCATCATTAGCATAATCAAATGTTTGATTAGCCTGTGATGCTGTGTACCAAGTCCCACCCTTCGCATCTGCAGAACCCGTTGTACCCACGCCATAAATAGCTGTTCCTGCACTAGCTCCTGGCTGCCAATAGTTTATACCATCTCGATATGCCCAACTTACACCATCATTATTAATATTATCAAATTTAGTACCAGTACCCATTATCCAACTTTGAGATACCGCATTTGCATATATTGTATATTGAAGTGGAATGCCCTCCGATTTGGTAGCTTTTAAAGTTAAAAATGCTGAAAAGCTTTTACTAACCTCTCCAGTATATATGGATTGAGATATTGAAGTGGAATCAAATTTTATTAAACTTCTATAAATATCTTTACGATTTGCATAGTATGTTTTTCCAATTTCTATAACTTCATCTCTCCCAGCATTTTGAGCGGGGCTTTGTAAATAAACAGAAGCATCATATAATGCGGAATATAGTTTTATCATAGTGCACGTCCTTTTATGTCTTTATTAGGATATTTTAATTCAAATACACAAGGGTCTAATGATGGGTATATTATTTTTCCTTGTGTAGCTTTATCTATATTATAACTATTTGGTGAGTAGTTTCCATCTCCTCCACATAAATTTGATATTTTAACGGAAGGTACACTCATTACACCTTCTATATTTGCTAAAATTAATTCTATTTCGGAAATGTTTATTGGTTTGTTGAAAGTCCAGTTATCTATATCAAAGTAACTTTGTATTTCAGTTAAACAATTTGCCAATACCTCTCTTTTATTATAGCTATTGTAGCAAACTATCTCAAAATCAACACCGATATTAACTATAAAACCATCTATTATATTTACACCATCAGTTAGAACTCTATACTCTCCTAAATATGTTTTTAAGTTTTCTTTAACAGCTCTATTTGTTAGAGTTAGTTTTTTATTTGCATCATACGATAATATATAGAGATTAATAGCAAATGGATTATTTAATTCCGATACTGATTTTTTCTTTTGTGTTAGATATTTAACCAATTCGGTTTGAATATCCGTCTTACTACTATCTTTTATTTTTTCTACTAAATTTGTAAATTCAGCTATAGCTTTTGGGTTTTTAAGTATAGAATCGGGAGAATTATTATCCGATTCACCATCGCTTGCAACATACACTTTAGCTATACTACCATATCTTTGTGGCATAGATAAAGAACGAACCGTATAATCTTCTTTGGTAACTGCACGATTTTGAGAACCAAACATTGCCAAAGCATTTTGACGAATTTCCTCAATCCCTTCAGCACCACGTCCACCAACAGCTGGCTCCAAATTCTCAACAGCAACCGATTGTTTTATAGTAGCATATAAGCTTGGATTTGTTTGTGATAATATATCTTCATCAAACTCCAATAATCTAATTGTTGTTAAATCTCCAGAATTTACATTTGAAGCCACACCACCTCCCGTTAAATATTTAATAGTTAAAGTTTTACCGGCCGGCGATATTCCAAATGTATTTGTTTTTAAAAAGTTTGATGGGTCAATAGCCGTATGAAGTCTATTGATTGAATTTGCTAATCCTAATCCTAAATTTTTCGTATTAGGTAGTAATATTTCATCATTAAATTTCAAATCACCACTACCAAATTGAATATCCATAGTGTTATCCGAATTAACTTTTACCGAAAATCTATGAGGAACTCTCATAATTTCTAAAACATACGGAACCGTATCGGAAAATGCACTAAAATTACTATTTGATGGCGTATTTCCTTTTTCAATGAATATACTCTCCTGTGCTAAATATGGAACTTCATACCATTTTGTATTAGTAGCTCCTTCGGTAATTGAAACAATTTGTATAATATCAGTATCAGTAATCGTTGTATATGGGTATTCTATATCGTTTGGTGAGAATGTAACACTTGTTTCCTTTTCTGTAGCTGATATTGCTTGAACTTTTTTTGTAATCAAATACATATCAGGCTCTCCGGTTGTCAAATTTCTACTATAAACACTTATTTCCCTATCGGTATCATTTGCAAAATCAACACCATCCACAGTTCTAAACATTATTGAACTATTAGAAGTCGATGCAACTTGCAATCCATCTTTTATTTTTAAATAGTATGCCGAGTCTGGAATGTTATTCTGACCTACGCCGGTGGATGGTACTAATTGATATACCGTTAAATTTGTAACAGCAGGTGTAGTTACTTTTGGTTTATATCCCATAGCTTGCGCTATTGAAACTACATTTTTCCTCTCCGCAGCACTTAATAATAATGATTCTTTTAATTGTATATCTTGATAATAAGTTAATACATCACCAACAAAAGATGCCATCTCAATAAACACCATACCAGGAGATGATTCATTGAAATCGGAGTATACATTTGGGAAGTAAGTTTTTGTATATTCTATTAAGTTTCCTCTTAATTTTTCAAAATCCTTACCAACATAGTTTACTCTTTTATTACTACCCCATGTAGTTTTATTACTTTTTATAGCCATTTTTAATTATTTTGTATATTAAGTGTAACAGTTTCGCCTATACTTGGATTTGATACCAATGAAAAATGTAATTCAACTGTTACAATATGATTATCTATACTTTCATCATCATAATCAACTATAATTTCATCTATCGAAATATATGGTAGCCATATTTTAACGGCATCAACTATTGTAGTTTCAATACTATAATCTATTTCCGAATCTATTGGCTCAAATATAATTTTCCATATATCACAACCAAAATCTGGCTGATGGACACGTTCACCTTTACGAGTCATTATTAGATTAATCAAATTATCCTTTGCCTGCTGAATTGTGGTATAATTAACAGCAAACGCACCTCCAGCATTTGAAGCTGCATTTATTTTAATACCTAAAATCTTATAAGCATTTTGTAATAAATCTTGCTTATTAATTTTACCTAATTCTCTTGCCATTTTTATTTAAATCTTTTAACTAATTCTCTATAATCACGTGTTAGTGCTTTTGTTAATGCTTCAACGGCCGGATTGTCGGTGATTTGTGGTTGTACTTGCATTTCTGGCATATCTATTGAACGATAATCCATTGTTTCCCAATCACCGTCGGTTGTTACTTGTGGTTGTATCATATCTAATACACTACCACCGCCCATCATACCACCATCGGCTCTTTGTGCAGATGTAAATGGTGTTGTTGAATTTAATATTTCATTTAACAACGGGTCTTTTACTATTTGCTTTATAGGTTGCTTTGGTGTATCTACATATTTTTTAGTAGTAGGTACTCTAACCTCCATAGCTTCTGCTAATGATTTTTTTGGTTTACTAATCGCTTCAGTTTGTTTATTGTTCAAAGTTATATCACCTGATTTTATAAGCTTTATAACTTCTTCCTTTACTTGACGTTTAACTTCACTTTTAACCACTTCCTTAATAAGCGATACTAAAATGTCTGATTTCATAAAATTGTTAATTGTATTTGTTAATAAATATAAAAAGATATAATTTATCCAGGTACACTATACCCAGACCAACTTTGTACACATGGAGCAGGAGTGGGTGGCGCACCTGGATATAAAGATATTTCTGTGTGTATTCCGGATGTTGTAAGTAAATGAGATTTGGCGCATGTAATAAATTCATCCAACCATATACCAACATTATTACATGGCATATTTGGAATAGGTGACCAACTCCCTGGATTAGTTACAGGTGCAATTATGACAGAAACATTTGCTATTGTTCCTGGACATGGTATACCGGGCGGTATTGGCATTATCTTAGCTCCAGTCCAATAGGCAACTATTGCCGGTCCACATATATCTATTAATGTTTTTGTTTTTGATTGTTGTTGCGTATATAATTCGGATATAAGTAATCCTTGCATTGCTGAATTTTGTCCCTGTTGAAGCGGTATACTTGTTACATTGGTTTTCCCCGCCTTAATGGCTGTGTCGTATGCCATTGTGAGTGCCGCTGCCCAACCTTCCATACTTCTACCATATGTCCAGTTAGACATCACCCCCGTCATTGTTGATTTAAATGCACTCCAAGACATATTATTATGATTTTGATAAAAAGTTTCTTGCTGAATAAAATACTTTTAATCTACTTCTAATCCCAGTAAATGCGGATGCATTGGTTGGGCCGGTTGCAGATGGACCACATGGTGTTAAAAATACTTGCTTATTAATTTCATCAATTAAATCTTCCAATATCTTTTTTAATTCACCAGCTAGTACCATATTTTGCACTGCGGCACCATCATCACCACTACTACCATCTTTCCCCAAAAATACTTTACCACTGCTATTTGAGTTTAGAAATATTTGCTTACCTTGTTTGGTATGTAACGTAATATTATCTTCGTTGTGCATATAAATTTCTTTAAGAGCATCAACTGAAAATCTACCATCCGTTATTATACCAGTATTACTTTTACCAAATATAATAAACTCTTTAACTTTTGATGATAATAATATTCTATCGGAATTTATAAAAATTTGGTCACCAATTAAATCACTTGAACTTGGATATCCCGTAAATCCTACTTTTTCTTTTTTTGTAGTTTCTTTAAAAGGATTTTTTACTTTATTTGATGTTATATAAATTGATGAGCCATCTTTATTAATATCTTCCTCAATGAGCTCACCAATTTTTTTGCTATCCAAATCTGGATTTTGTTTATTTCTTATAAAGATTGACGGTGATGAAGTTTTCCCATCTTCTGTTAAGAAAAATTCAGAAAATCTAATGGTATTACCAACACGGCCGCTTATAATAGTATCGCCTTCCTTTGGTTTAAGGAATTTAATTTTATCTTTTACTTCGTATTTTTTATCTTGTGATTTTTTTGATTGCTGCGAAGCTTCGGTATTATTTGGTGTTCCCGTTTGTTTATTTTCCTTATAATCGGAACTCTTACTACTACTATCGGATTTTTCTAAATTTCTTTCACCGGATGATTCCGATGTTTTATAATCTTCTCTAAAATTTGGATATTGGGTTACGCTATATGGTAGCCAAAAGTTTTCATTTTCATTTTGAATAATCAAAACAGTTTCACCTTGAATCGGGAATGTAAATAAGTTTTTATCTAATGGGAATGCATAGTTTTCTACTAACTTTGGAGCATTTCTTACAAACTGAATAGCTCCATAAAACCTCGCATCTTTTGAATCAAAATTTTTATTTTTATTATAAAATTTAGTAAAATCAACTGCAGTATCTAATTTTAGAAAATCTTCGGAAGTTAAAAATACTTTTTTTACTGTTGCTAAAAATGATTCCATATTATAATTTCTTTTTTATATCTTCTAATTCAATCTCAATATCGGTTAATTTCTCTTTATTTTTTTCTTCAACCGCATTAATCGTATCTTCCATATCCATAAGTAATTGATTCTTCTCTGCTTCACTTAACCAACCATCCTCACCAATACCTTTAGCTTCTGCAGCCGCAAGACGTTGGGCAATCGTTGCAAGTTTAATCAGATGATCATCATTCTTAACGGAAACTTCAATTAGGTCTTTGATAATAGGGGCTATAACAGTTGCCTCACCTACATTGCGTATAAGTTTACGCAGGGATTCAATCAGCTCAGAAATGTTTTTCTTTTTATTAAGTTGATTTTCGTATATGTCTTTGAATAGGGATGATAGATTTTTACCATCAAATAATTGAAATTCTGACCCCATAAATATAATTTTGTTTGACTATAATTATAAAATAATAGGATTTTATATTTTTATATCCCCTTCTCTATCAAATTCATTATACAATTCCATTTGCTTGTCTTTCATTTTATTGACAACCTTTGTAATATAATGAGTAGGGTAGCCGGTCATTTCTCTAATAAGAAGATATAATCCTTTTTTGTTAAAGTTTTCAATATATTCTGCTCTACGGAATAATTCCAAAACAGCATCTGCTATTTGTAAGTCACGCTTCTTTGCAAAAAATCCTTCTAAATGTACATCCCAATACATTATCATTCTTTGGTTAAATGTACGGTGTTCATCATTACGGACTTCTTCTCTAAAGTTATTTTCAGTATCCCAACTAGATGGCATTCCAGATATTATATCAGTATCTTTATAACGCTTGTAGTTAGCGTTATTATTAAGGATAAGGTAATTTCTAGCTACAATCGTAAAGTACGAAAATGCCTTTCCTTTGCCGTTCTTATACATATGAATCTTCTCAATCATAAAGGCAACAACTTCCGCCATAACATCTTGCGGATCATCATCAAAGTATGTGAATTTCCATTTATTGTACACGATTTCAGCCAGCTTATCAAAAGCCGGCTTAATCCTATCTTTATAAATTTTATCTTTAACTAATTGTTCATTTGTGATATTATACTCTATAATAGCATCTTCTGTATCTTTTGTAAAGTATTGTTTTGAGTTTTTCTTTCTAGGCATTGGTTTTGTTTTTTTCTTTAAATCTTTCTATTGTAGATTTAATGTGATAAAATATAGAACCAACGTCATCGTCCTTCTCAAACATTTGTTTAGAGTCTATTACCCTTAATGCCTCCAGTAATGCTTCGTTTCTATTTAATTCGTCTTGTATAAATTTATCGTTTTCTTCAATTATATCTTCATATCTTTCTACTTTTTTAAGTAAGTTCCAAGAGGTATAAGCTAATGCGATCGTTATTAATATTAGTATTGCTGTTATCATAATTAAACTATTTCATATCCTTTTAAATAAAAATCATTTGCTTTTTTATATTTCACTTCAATAAACTCACCTTCGGGTGATTTCATCATAATCTTTTCATTACGTCCAAATTGGATTTTCTTTTTAACCGTAGTTGAGTATATTCTATCACGAATCGTAATACCGTCTAAATGGTCAATCTCATGCTGAACTACTGTACACAATAGGGTTTCATCTGAAACTTGTTCTTTATCGCCTGCCATATTAATTTCAAAATCCAACTCACCCAAATTATCGGTTTGTACTTTTATTTTACTAAAACGAATCGTTCTAATAGGTGATTCCATTGTTTTTGGAATAGATAAGCATCCCTCATAAAAAATAAATCGTTCATCTGAAGCTTCTTTTATAATTGGGTTTAGTAAAAATAATTGAGTATCTCTAACATTAATAAGACACGCTCTTTTATTAATACCTAATTGTGTTGCGGCAATTCCCAATCCAGGATATTCCACAATAGCATCTTCTAATGTTTTTTGTATTTCATCAGCTTCCTTTTGAGTAAATTCACTTTTAGGAACTGGCGTTTTTAGATATTTACTAAATTCTGGATTAGTAAATCCGCTTTTTGATTTGTCTGTAATTAATTTCATAATTTGTTTTTAATTTATAAATGGTAAAATTGCTAATTCCTTTGCTTTTGCTTCAACCATAATATCCACATCCAATTCGTATGTATTTGGGAGTGATGTAATATAATCGGAGTGAGCTTGCGGTTTAAGTTTGTTATTGTTTTCATGCAATGCTTTTGATTCGGAATAATGTACTACCGGTGTAATATACTTTGGATAAAATGGCCAGGTTGATGCCGCTGCGTTCAATGCTTGCTCTTCGGTCCAATCACCTGTATTGAATGTATGGTGATGGTAATCAAATACAATCGGAATACCAATCTTATCATGTAGATACATCAAATCTTTTACTGAATACATTGATGCCTTATCATCATTCTCAACTGTAAGCCTGCTTTGAACCGATTTAGAGAGCTTTCCGAAGTTCTCACAAAATCTATCCATAGCAGTTTGCTTATCCCCATAAACTCCGTTACAATGAATATTAATCTTATTGTAA